AAACATTTATATGATTTTAATGATATGATAAATAAATTTATAAAAGAAAAAGAAAAATGTAAAGAATTTGACGTTGTATTTATAGATGAAGCCCAAGACTTATCTCCAATACAATGGGATATGTTTGATGTTCTTAAAGAAAAATCTAATGATTTTTATTTAGCAGGAGATGATGATCAAGCCATATTTGCTTGGGCTGGTGCTGATGTTAAAAGATTTTTAAATGAACCTGCGGAAGAACAAATACTACCTTATTCAAATCGTGTACCAAAAAACATACAAACTTTATCAAACGTTATTGTTAATAGAATACAAACTAGAAAACAAAAAGAATACTTACCTAAAAAAGGATCTTTAGGCAAAGTTGAATTTATAAATAATATAGAACATATAAATTTAAATAAAGAAAAATGGTTAATATTAACTAGAACCACTTATAGATCTGATGAAATTTCAGAACAATTAAAGCAAAATAACTTATATTTTAAAAATAGATTTGGCAAAAGTTATAATACCAGGCTTTATAAGGCAATAATAAATTTTGGTGAACTTTGCAAAGGTCAAGCAATTCCTTTGGCTGATGCAAGAGAAATATGTGAGTTTTTACATATTGATAATAGCCCCAGGGTAACTAACAATAAACAATATTATGACATAAATGATTTTGGTTTTAAAAATGATTCTGTTTGGTATGACTTATTTACTGAAGCAGATCAGGATGAATGTTTCTACATTAGAACAATGTTATCCAATAATGAAAAATTATCTCAAGCACCTAGAATAGAAGTATCTACCATACATGCAGCAAAAGGAGGTGAATGTGATAATGTTATCTTAGTATTAGACAATGCTAAAAAAATACGAGAAGCTATAGAAAATAACATTGAGAAAGCAGATGAAGAACATAGAGTATGGTATGTGGGTGCAACAAGAGCCAAGGAAAACTTGTATTTATTAAAAGCAAAAAAAGAAAGGTATGGATATCAGTTATGACAACAAAAGATATGTTTGAAAAAGTTTTTCCACAAGAAAAGCAAATAGGTGGGAGTCACTATAAATCTTTTCACATTCAACCATATGAATTTATATCTAAAAATAATCTCAGCTTCTTCCAGGGTAATGTTGTGAAGTACGTTTGCAGGTACTTGAATAAAAATGGAATAGAAGATTTAGAAAAAATAATTCACTATTGCGAACTAGAGATAAAAAAGATAAAAGATATGAAAAAGAATAAATGAAATATAAATGTGTTAAGTGTAAAAAACAACATATGAGGTACAACTGTGCTTTTATGTGTAAAAAATGCTATAAGGAGGCAAATGAAAAAACCAAAACCAGTCGCAAATAATTTTATCGTAGACGTTAGTGCATTGCACATCACAAATACAAATAATTTCGTAAACTATGAAGAGGAAAACAAATAATGAAAGTACCACTATTTACGGCACAGACAGAATGGATTGAACCAGAAGAATATCCAGACTTAAGGCAATACGATGAAATAGCGATTGACTTAGAAACTAGGGATCCTGACTTAAAAATTAAAGGATCAGGTTCAGTGATTGGTAATGGTGAGGTTGTAGGTATAGCTATTGCTGTACCTGGAAGAAAATTTTATTTTCCAATTGCTCACGGATCAGGGAGCAATATGGATAAGAAAAAAGTATTGGAGTGGTTTAAGGATACTATGGCTTGTCCAGCCATTAAAATATTTCATAATGCAATGTACGATGTATGTTGGATTAGATCTATGGGAATAAAGATAAATGGATTGATCGTAGATACAATGATCGCCGCATCATTAATTGATGAAAATAGATTTGCTTATACATTGAATGCATTATCTTGGGAATATTTAGGTCACGGTAAAAATGAAGCTGCATTGAATGAAGAAGCAAAATCTAGGGGACTAGATCCAAAAGCTGATATGTGGAAACTTCCACCGATGTTTGTAGGTGCTTATGCAGAAAAAGATGCTGAACTCACATTGGAGTTATGGCAAAACTTTAAGACTGAAATAATAAATCAAGACATACAATCCATCTTTGATATGGAAACTGATTTGTTTCCTTGCTTAGTTGATATGAGATTTAAAGGAGTACGAGTAGATGCAGACAGAGCTGCAGCACTGAAAGTGCAACTACAAGAACAAGAAAAAAATCTATTGCTAGAAATAAAAAAAGAAACAGGCATAGAACCACAAATTTGGGCTGCTCGTTCGATTGCCAAAGTATTTGATAAACTTTCCTTGACCTACGATAAAACCGAGAAAACAGAGTCACCTTCATTTACAAAAAATTTCCTTTCAAATCACAATAATAAATTTGTTAAAAAAATAGCAGAAGCTAGGGAAATAAACAAGGCACACACTACTTTCATTGATACTATATTAAGGTTTCAACATAAAGGTAGAATACACGCTGAAATAAATCAAATAAGGTCAGATTTAGGTGGTACTGTGACAGGTCGTTTTAGTTATAACAATCCAAATCTACAACAACTTCCAGCAAGAAATAAGGATCTAGGACCTTTAATAAGGTCATTATTCTTGCCCGAGGAAGGCCATACGTGGGGTTGTTTTGACTATTCTCAACAAGAGCCTAGGTTGGTAGTGCATTATGCTTCATTGCATAAATTTCCCTCTGTATATGAGGTTGTAGACGCCTATAATGATGACATAAACACAGACTTTCACCAAATCGTAGCGGATATGGCAGAAATACCTAGATCTCAAGCTAAAACGATCAATTTGGGTTTATTTTATGGTATGGGTAAAACTAAATTGCAAGCTGAATTAGGTGTGACAAAAGAAAAAGCTGAAGAGTTATTTAATCAATATCACGCAAAGGTACCTTTTGTTAAACAACTGATGAACAGTGCTTCTAATAGAGCTCAAAGCCACGGTCAAATTAGAACGTTACTTGGTAGATTATGTAGGTTTCATTTATGGGAACCAAATATGTTTGGAATGCACAAAGCAATGCCACACGAAGAAGCACTCAGGGAACACGGACCAGGGATTAAAAGAGCATATACTTACAAAGCATTAAATAAATTAATTCAAGGTAGTGCTGCTGATATGACTAAAAAAGCAATGATAGATTTATATAAAGAAGGAATTATAGCACACATTCAAATTCACGATGAGTTAGATTTATCAGTGGAATCTCCAGAACATGCAAAAAAAATCATTGAGATTATGGAAAATGCTGTTACACTAGAGGTCCCAAACAAAGTCGATTATGAATCGGGTGAAAATTGGGGAGATATTTATGGATAAGGATGGCCTATTTAAATGCGAACACACCACCAATTTATTGTAAAATTCGTAAAGAATATCTTTACGATATGGACTCCAAATATAATCAAGATAGCGAAGACTGTGTTATCTTCGGTACTGCATCTATTGCAGGCCGTGCGTTATTATTTCACATTATGTTACCGAACGGCGCTATCTATTATAGATTGCCAATTTCTGCATTTTTTCAAAAAAAGTTTTCAAGAAGCCAAGTTCCTAACATGCGCGTCGACGAGCTTCAATTATGGAATTGCTTTAGTTATTGGCCTAGCGTTCATACTTTTGATTTTTTAGCTGGTTTAGACTGTAAATTTAAAGGCAAGGATAAAAATTTTTATGCTGGACAATATTTATTTACAATCGATTGGGCTCATCCAGAGACTAATATACTCAATACAGAACATTCTGAAATTCCTCAAGAGCACAAGTGTGCACATATACTGGCTCTTGCTAACGGCAATTATGCTGCTCAGCCTAACAATCGCATTTTGTGGCATGTTAATAATTATACTACTGATCGATCTTGGCCAGACTATAAAGTCCAAACTACGATTTGGGATGTCGAAGGATCGGATTGGATAACAGAAGATTCTGATAAAATGTTTTATGAAGTGGAGGAAAAAAATGATTAAATGGATTAAAAAACAATGGCAAAAATTCATTGATTGGGTTTTTGACGGTTTTTATAAATAAATTATGTCCAAGATAACTGAAGAAACTTCTGTAAAAACTGATCTTAAAACGATTGGAATGATCATTGCTGGTGCAGGTTTTGCAGTCTATATGTACATTGGTATGACTAATACCATTAATACTTTAGAGACAAGACTTCAGTTAATGGAAGCTGACTTACTTAAAAAAGCAGATCAAGTACCTGTTGACAAAGAACAATTCTTTTTGTTAGAAGCCCTGGCCGAAGATACTGAAAAACAACAACAGTTGTTAGATGAAAATTTACACGTTAAAGTTATGCTGGA